CAACGTCGCACTCCCTCAGGCTATCGAGTTGGGCCAGCGGCAGGGCATCTTCCAGCGTCTGCGGTCGATGTACTGGTACGGTCTCAGTCCGTCCAACAACGAAGGGCTGCTCAATACCCAGGGGGCAACTGCCGTTACACTCCCGGCGGACCCCTTGGGCAATACCTCGGTCTCGACCTACAGCCCGAACGCGATGTACCAGTTCATTCTTCAGCAGATCATGCTGATGAAGTCGCGTCTGTACCAGTCGGGTGCCAGTCTTGCCAATCGCATCGTCATCGCTTCGCCGCAGAGAGAGTTCTTGCAGTTCGAGTATTCCTCGATCGTGCAGGTGACGTCCTACCAGCGTCCGGGTGGCGGCACTCAGACGGTGGCCGGCGCGATCCAGAAGATCGCAGAGGAAGCCGGAGACACCATCGAATGGGTCTATGACGATACCCTGATCAACAAGGGTGCCGGCGGGAACACAGACATGATCGTGATGTGCATCCCCGAGATGGAGGTGCCGACCATGAAGGACCCGAACACCAACATCTTCGGCAAGGTCCAGCCCTCGACGCTCGCGGTGAATACGCAGTACGCGGACGTGGCGGCTCCGATCAAGACCATCACGCCGATCCCGGACGGTGGCGTCACCCAACAGCTCGAAATGCGCGCGACCGCCGGGTGGTGCTGGCGTCCGCAGGGCCTGACCTTGGTCTCCATGCCCTACTAACCATAGGGGCCGCAAGGCCCCTTTGAGGAGCTCATGAAAATCTATATTGCCAATACCTCACGGCAGCACTGGATGTTCAACTTCTCCCACCCCAATATGCGCCCGATCAACGCGCACATCACGAGTGGGCACCAGTCCGAAGTCACCACCATCGACAACCAGGCGCATATGGACAAGGTCATCGAGACTTTGCGGCGCTTTGGGGCGATATCACGGGATGAATTGAGCCTGCATCCCGGCAAGTTTGAAGGTCTGGTGTTCAGCCTGGACAAGCCCATGCAGGAAAACCATTTCCAGTATGGGAACGAAGTCGTGCTGGATCAGGCCGAAAGTCGAGCCGTGGTCGAGGCCACCAAAGCGGCCCTCGCTTCGGATGTGATCGTAAACCCACGTGGCCGGGAGCGCATGACGGGACCGACCGAGGCGGAGTTCGAGGAAGAGATCCCGATGCGCGGCAAGCCTCAGAAGAAGATGAAGATTGCCGTCGATCCCTCGGTGAGCCGTGGTGACAAACTGCCATTGAGGTAATCGCATGGCCTGGACGAATCCCACTACCCCGAATCTGGCGGACTTCACGACCTACGCCACGAATCAGGGGGTAGTGGCGTCCTACACGTTGAGCACATCGGAGTATTTCCAGTGGGCCTTCAATTGGGCCATGGATGATGCCATGACGTGCCCGCAGATGCCCGCAACGCTCTATGTGCTGGCTGTCTATCACTTGGGCGTGGATCGGTTCATCACCATTGCTCAGGATGACGGACAAGGGACGTTTTACCAAGACCAACGGGCACAGTTCGACGTGTTGCAGTTCAAGCCTGGGGTCACAATGGCTTCTGGCAATGGACCGAGCAGCGAGACCTTGGTGGTGCCGGACTGGTACAAGACCATTCCCTTAGCGGTCCAGCAGCAGATGAAAACCCCGTGGGGACGGCAGTACGTCGCTTATGCCCAAATGTACGGACCTTATGTGGTGGGTGTGTCGTGAAACTGATCTTGGGCGTCAACAACGTCGCGTATGCCGGGGAAGACACGACGACGACCGGGGAAGTCGCCAAGATCCTGGAGTCCGAATATCACATCATGCAGGTGTTCTACGAACTGAACAAAAAGACGATCCAGAAGCAGGTCGCCAACCGGCTGGCCGGCATGGTCGAGAGCATTATCCAAGGAGTTCCCGAGAATCCTGGCAAGATCAAAATGGATGACATTGAGGAAGACTTCCGAGACTTCCTATCCTCGGATACTTGGCAAAGGGTGACAGGCCAGACGATCGCCGCCGCCGCAGCAGGCGTGAACCACCGAATGAAACGGCCCTATGTCAAGGCCAATAAATCGCGTCCGGCCTTCATCGATACGGGTCTGTATCAAAAGAGCTTCCGGGCGGAAATCGAGTGAGCACCGCTCAAGAGGCATCCGGCACCGTTAATACGATGGCGGAGGCCAACCGCCAGAGTACGAAGCAGCTCTCACGCCAGCAAACGCTAATCTTCGTGAAGTACACGAAGCTTACGGTAACGGAAGACCTCACCGTCTTTTGGGTGGCCTCGACCACGACCTTAAAGGCCGTGGGAAGCCTCCATTACAGCACCGAGAGAGATCAGGCCGAAGATCAGACCGCAGGAATCAATGCTGCGATCTTTACCTCACTCGTCCCGATTACGCCCTTGAACGAAATTGGGACCGGAACTCTCTGGATCTGTGACTGGCAGACTCCCGAAGGGGCCACGATCCAACTGGCCTTTTCGAGCCGGAATGCCTACTACGAGCAGGCCGGCCTTTATCATTATGCAGGTTTTGCCGTGTATCCGGCCTTGCAGTCGCAGCTCATCGCAACCGCCAGTGACTTACCGGCAGGGCCGATAGTCTCTAACAGCCTGCCGATCTTTCTGTCAGCAGCGACGGCTTTACCGACGCTCGTCACGTCGCAAGCGCCGGCGGTGACACTCTATCCGTCGTTCCTGGTGCCCGAGAACATCGTTCCCCCGTATGGGGTGGTCCATATCGAACCGGGGATGACGAAGGCCTTACAGGCGTTCCCCCGGTATCGGTGGAACGAGAAAACCGGCTCAAGTCCGTACCAAGTACCCGATTCGCAGCTCTATCAAGACTTGGTGCGAATCACTCTGTACGGCCTGAATAACACGCAGGCCCGGCAATGGTTGTCAGGACTGATTGCTTATTCCCTGTTCACGGACGACTTCGGGTTCATGTCCGATCCCGCGATCGCGGATGAAAAGCGGGTGCAGCCGGAAATCGCCGCCATTGCTATGAAAAAGGTCATTCAATTTACAGCCAGCTATTACAGCGGGACGGCTGATGCCGTCCTGAGACAACTGATCCTTTCGGCATCCATGAGCTTCACGGAGTCCTAAAAATGACCGTTCAATACCGCGAAGGACCAGCCGGCTCTCACAGCCAGTTGGATATTACCGCTGCAACCCTGGTGACCGCTTCGCAGGGGTGGGTCTTTGGCGTCGAGGTTATCACCGCTCCTACGGCCGCAGGGGGTGTGTATGACTCCGCGACCGTGGCGGGTGCGGCAACCGCCAACCAGATGGCGCAGATCACCACGACGGACGTGCATGTGAACCTGGAAGGAAAGCCTTTCTTTAACGGTCTCGTTATCAATCCGGGCACTGGTGGTGTGGTGGCGGTCTACTTCCAGCCTGCCTACACGACTCCGCCCTTGAACATCACCAACTGAGGATAGATCATGGAACAGCCCCCACTTAACCTTGTCGCAGTCAATCCCTCGAAGAATCTGGCTCCGCTGAACCTCGATGCCTCCGGCAGTCTGGTGACGGGCCAAGGGACCAGCAGCGCCCTGAATATCACCGCCGCGACGGTCGTCAAGGCGACTCCCGGTCGATTGGTAGCGATCTCGGTCCTGGTAGCTGGTACGACTGTCGGATCGGTGAACGATGCGGCAACGGTTGCCACAGCCGCCGCCGCCAATCAGATCGGGGTCGTGCCGGAAGCCGTCACAACGTCTCCGCTGATCTTCGATTGGCCGTGCGCCACGGGTATCGTTGTCACGCCGGGTACGGGTCAGACGTTGGCCGTGAGCTACGCATAAGGGGGCTCTAAATGGCTACCACGATCACGCCGACGATTGTCTCGCTTAACACCAAGGTCGTACAGGCTCCGCAACCGTCGCAGCTTCAACAGTCCGGGGCCATCATCTCGGTGGGCGGAACGACTCTCGCCACGAATGGATATCAGTATTGCGGGTCCTTGTCTGCCGTAACCGCACTTTTGTCTACCACCGGCAACTTTGCCGAGCTGACGGATATGGCGACGACGTTCTTTGCCCAAGGGAATCTCGTCGGGCTCTATGTTTTGGAACTCGGGGCCAATGCCGTGGTAGTGGATCAAGTCTCGGCCCTCAGTACCTGGATCGCTGACAATCCGGGAATCTTCTATGCCTATCTCCATCCTGCGGATTGGGATACCGATGCCGTCAATGTCGGGAGCGCCACGATTACCGCAGGCGGGTCGGGTTATACCACGGCCCCTACGGTCACGTTCTCAGCCCCTACGGGAACGAATGGCGTCACGGCTACGGGTACTGCTGTCATATCCACAGGCGGAGCGGTGACCGGGATCACCATCACGAACCCTGGGGCCTATCCGGACCAACCGGCACCGACAATTACCATTGCGGCCCCGAGCTCCGGGACCACCGCGACGGCGACCGCAAATCTGGTGAATACGGCTGAGACGCTGATCGGGAATAACACGAACCCCACGTCGATCACCTACTTCTTTGTCACCACGTCGTCTACGACCTTCTCGCAGTATGCCGCGAATAAGGCTATGTGGGGCGTCGCTCCATCTCCCTTGGCCCCGAGCACGGAGTTTACGGCAGCAGCTTGGTTCTATAATTGGATCGTCAACAACCCCAATGCCTCGAACAAGCTGGCCCCAATGCAGTACCGGACGCTCTACGGTGTGACTCCGTGGCCGGCCAGTGGGTCATCTGCCGAGATCAACACCTTGCTGACGGCCAACGTCAATTTGGTGCTGACGGGTGCCGAAGGCGGTCTTTCGACTGCCGCGATCTTCCCAGGGCGGGTCATGTCTGGCGATCAGGGGTCGGCATGGTTTGGCATGGACTGGTTGCAGATCCAGGAGAAACGGACGTTGGCCGCAGCCATCATCGATGGCTCGAACTCCAACCCGCCCCTGCTCTACGATCAAGACGGTATCAACACCTTGGAGAGCATAGCCCAGAACATCGCCAACAATGGCGTAACCTTCGGCTGTATCCTCTCCGGGGTTGTTTCAGCCATCCCGTTCTACACCTACTCGCAGCAGAACCCCACGGACTACAACGCCGGGATCTACAACGGGTTGTCCTGCGATGCGACCTTCCAGAATGGCTTCGACTCGATCACGTTCAACATCGAAGCCATCCAGTTTGCGGCATAGGAGATAAGTCATGGCAAATCCGGTACTGTCGCAAGGGACTCTGAACCGAGTCCGAGGGTCGATCGTCATTGCCAGTTTTCCCGGCCTGAATATCACCCCGGCCTTCATGGGCAAGAACTTCATCACGGTGGACTTCGACGAGGACTACACGGATCAGATCGAGACCGCGACGGGAGTCGTGAACAGCCCCGAGCCGTACATCATGGCAACCGTGACGGTCGGGGTTTTGAGGACTCTCCCCCTGGCCTATGCCTGGCGGGAACAGGCCAAGGCCACGAGTATCCTGGGACACATCAGCGTCCATTCGGATACCACAGCCTTCCCGGTCTATCACTTCCGGTCGGTCGTCATCAAGAAGTTCGACCCAGGGGCCTATGACGGAAAGGACCCGGTTTCTCGACTGACTCTCCGTGGCGTCTATGACATTAACAACGACCTGTGGAATCTATGATCGACGATAAGATGAACCTTGTTCTCGAAGTCACGGACAACATCAAGGTCTTTCATACCCCGATCTCTGTCGAGACCTTCGAGGCGAACTTCCGGATACTGGCGGCGGCTAATTCCTCATTGTTTTCGCATGGGGCGCATTACGCCTACGCCAACGGCCCAAGAATCGCCGCTCTGACCCTGAAAGACGAAGGGAAAAAGGAGGCCGAGTCACGCATGGAAGAGGGGGACTTCGGAGCATCTGCTCTGCTCGCGGAGATCAAGCGTCTGACTCTGATAGTGAAACCCTCGGCGTCGGGATGGGAACCGGTCCCGGTAGAGGGTTCGGGGTTGGATGCGGATGAGTGGAAAGAGCTGGAGAGCCAGATCGTTTTTTTTACCTGTCTCGTCTCATTGGCGGCGAAGCGCCAGAAGAAGGAGATCGCGAGTGGCGTTGCTTCAGCTCTGAAGGGGTCGATCGTCTCATCGAGCTTGTCGGAATGGACCGCTTCCTTGCCGGTGTTGACGAAGCCCGCATCTGGCCCGAAACGGTCCTCGGTAGCCTGCTAGCGTTTGTTTCCCGGGAAGGATGGGCTGACTTTGCCGATCGGCAGAATCTGCCCTTTGAGTCCGCGCACGAATACAGATCACGATATTTAACGAATCTGCTAGGGGGGCTTCTTGGCTAACACAGAGATCCTGTCGATCCCTATCGATGACTCAGCGTTTAAGGCCTTCAAGGACTTATTCGATGAGTTTCGTGGCGACCTGACACAGATGCCTGCCGCCTGGAAGAAGCTGAACGAAGAGCTGTCAAAGTCTCCTGGTCCCACGGCAGATACAGCGAAGCACATCAACAAAATGATGATCGCTATGGGGCAGACTGCTTCGCATATTAAGAAAGCATCCAAGGAGCAAGGGGGCCTCGAAAAGGCGACCGAGCGTTCGGACAAGTCGATGAAGAAGCTGGCAAAGTCAGCGCAGCATGTCGGGAAGTCGCTGGCGGGAGTCGGGAAGAACCTGCTCAAGATCGCCGGCGTCGGTCTAGGCCTTACCAGCCTGGGGACTTTGGGTCTCTTTGGCCTGGCAGACTCCGCCTTCCACCAGCAGAAAGAAGCGAGGGGCATGGGTGTCACCCCTGGCATGAAAACCTCGTGGGGGCTCTATATGAGCCGCTTCGTGGGGACGAATGTCTTACAGTCGGTCTCCAATGCACAGCAGGGCATCAGTTTTCAACATGGTGCTCCAGGACTTGCCGCGATCTCGGGTATGTCTACCGAGCAGGCCATGAAGTCTTCTCCGGCCACGATAGCCTTCAAAGCTTTGCTGAGTTTGCACCACAAGCTCAGAACAACCCCGCATGCCTTGTGGGATAGCCTCATACCGAAACTCGGCTACTCGACGCTTGGCTTGGACAAGTCTGACTATACCCGCATCAATGCCATGTCTCGCCAGCAACTGCTCAATGCCGAGACGCGCACCAAAGCTAACGCCGCCTCGCTCAACATCCCCCACGGTTGGTCCAACACCTTCATTCAATTCCGGGCCCTTGGTGATTTCATCAAGAATAGCTTGATCCGCGATCTTGTTGGGTTAAGTGGTCCCTTGCGGGAAATGACCTATGCCCTCACGCGCTTCGTTCAGGAGATCGCCAATAATCCGGCGGTGAAGGCGGGCATCCGCCACTTCGCGCAGGAGATCAATAAGTTCGCTCACTGGATGGGCTCCAAGTCCTTCAACGAGGACATGACGAAGTTCGGCCATGCCTTGGTAGCGACGGCGACGGGACTGTGGGACTTTGCCAGGGCCATAGGGAAGATCGGAGGGCTATTCGGCGGAAAGGCGACGGTGCGACCTTACCTGCCAGGGCAGAGATTTGAGTCTTCTAAGGCCCTATTTAAGATGGGCGTCTATTCCGTCAAGGATGACCCGAATTACTATAAAGCGAAGCTAGCAAAGGCGGAGCAGAAGCAGAAAAACCTGAATGCGTGGGCTAAGAAAAATCCGGGAAGCGTGAATAGCGGGGAGTCCTTGGATGATAGCAACGCTCAAAAGTCCAAGAGGAACATGGAACACATCCACGTCCTCAAGGCTATCTTGGCCGAGCTGAAGTCCATGCACAAAGAAGGCAAGCTGGTATTTCCCGGCCATGACGTAGCATCGAGCGCGTATGCCGCTGCTCAACACTAATTCAGCGTTTCGTGGGCTCTATAACTACGCCTTCCAGTATTCGCCCATTATCTTAGTCAGTGGCATCGCAAAGGACATGCCAGGACAGATGATCCCGATATTGGCTTTGACACCGCCGGTCGGAGCGATAATCAGCAATCCCTTGTCTGCGCTGAATCCTTCGGACTTCTTCGCGGAGTACGTCCCGATCCCTGGTAGCACGTTGATCAGCTACGCAGCAGGAGAGTATCCGTTCGCCAATCAGCAGGTCGCTGCCAATGCGACGATCGAAGAACCGCTCATGATCTCTCTGCGGATGATAGCGCCGGTGAAAGATTCGGCGGGCTATGTCACGAAGCTGGCGCAGTGGACCGCCCTGCAAATGATCTTGCGGAAGCACATCAACGCTGGCGGCTATTTCCATGTGGCAACCCCGGCCTTTCTGTACACGGACCTTTTGCTCCTGAATCTGAGCGACATTACCTCGGCTGGGTCCAAACAGAAGCAGATCGAGTACCAGTGGGACTTTCGTAAACCAATTATCACCTTGCAGTCTGCGATCAATGCCAAGAACGACATGATGAGCAAGGTCACGAATGGGCAAAAGGTCACAACATCCTCGACGTCTGGCGCGGCTTTAGGTTCGTCTCCGACGCCGATAGTGGGGCAACCGTGACGACCTATGTCCCCTTTATCATCAGTCCGACCGCTCCGCCGTTTCAGAGCATCTTTACTCTGGATGGGGCATCGTATTCCGCGACTGCGACCTGGAACCTGGCCGGACAAAGATGGTATTTGAGCCTCACGGACTTAACCGGGGTCTTGTTGTGGTGCGGGCCTTTAGTCGGGTCTCCCATGAACGCAGACATTCTCCTGGCTCCGGGGATCTTCCAGACCTCGACGCTCTTATATAGAGCGGATACGGGCAATTTCGAGATCAACCCGTGAGATATTACGACCTGACTTTGACTCAAGGCGGAAAGGTCATCCGGGAATGGACCTCTTATCCGAATGGAGTCTATGACGCCGGCGCCCAGAATGTCCTGTTCGACGTGCTCGTTTCACCGTTAGACACTCCTTCTGGTGCGAGCACGATCTCGATCGAGGGTGTGAGTCTCGATGATCTGTTCGAGGCCAAGCAGTTTGCGAACGTCAAGAACCCGGCGCAGCTCGTACTGAAGGGGGGATTTCAGTCCGGCTATCCGTTGAACAACCCGAAGCAGTCGGGCGTCATCATGGTTGGGCAAGTCTTTCAGTCCTTCGGGAATTGGGTCGGGACGGACATGAGACTCGATCTTGTGGTCATTCCGTCGCCTTACTCTTTAAGGGTTCCGGGGAATCTCGTGCTGAATTGGCCGGCCGGCCAGCCTTTAGAGAATGTCCTGACGACTCTGTTTAAACAGGCCTTCCCGAATCTGAAACCGGACGTCACGATAAGCCCGAGCCTCATTAAGAATTATCATGAAGTCGGGGTCTACAAGACCTTATCAGCGTTCGCCAATGCCATAGCGGAGATGACGTCGAGCTTCACGACCGGGAAGGTCCGTATTGCGATCAATGCCGATCGGATCATCGCTTACGATAGCACCTATAAGCCGACGCCAATCCCATTGGTCTTTGATGACATGATCGGCCAGCCGACGTGGATCAGCTATAACACGTTACAGATCGTCCTGGCGCAAAGGGCTGACTTATCCGTTGGTTCTCAGATCACGATGCCCAAAGACATAGGGTCGATACCGGGATTTGTCCAGACGACCGTCGCCTCGACAAGCTCTTATGCCAAGTATCAATCGACGTTCAAGGACACATTTACCGTCACCGAGCTTCGGCAGTTGGGGAACTTCCGGTCTCCTAACGGGCAGGCGTGGTCCACTATCATCAACGCGACGACCGCCTGATGGACAACTACGGAAAACTTTGGATACAGCAATCGCTCAACACGGTATCCAAGGTCCGGGCGCGTGAAGAGATCGATCAGGACGGTCAGGGTTTGCCGTGTCACGTCATCGCAGTATCAGGGGCCTTAGTCACGGTCGCCTTTGACGTAATCAGTCCCTGGACGATCCCACAAATCACCATCCCGAAAGATGAGGGGCCGTACTTTCGGAACCCTACGCAGGTGGGAGATATCGGTCTTGCCGTTCCGTCGGGGATCTATATCGGCGGTCTCTCGGGTTTGGGTGGTGGCATTGCGGATATGGTGCGACGGGGGAATCTGTCCAGCCTCCGGTTTCGGACGATCAGCAGCAAGGGATCTCCCCCGCCGAATCAGACCCAGGCTATTGCCCAAGGTCCGGGGGGGTTCTTAGGCCAGACATTGGACGGAACATCGTCCGTCAATGTCACAGGGAGCGGGACAGTCGTTACCATCGGGTCTACGACCGTCACCGTCACGTCGAGCGAAATTGTCTTAACCGCCGGAGGAAATAGCGTGACCGTCAATTCTTCCGGAGTGGCTATCAGCGGGACCTTGACGATCAATGGCGCGGCCTTCCTTGGGCATACTCATAGTGGTGTTACCACGGGCTCGGGGGATACCGGAGGCGTGACATGAGGACCTACGGTCGTTATACGGATGAACAGGGAAACAAGACCTGGGTCGTCGTCGAGACGGATGCGAATGGTTATAACGATCAGGTCTATCTCACGACCTTGGCTCAATGCCTGAAGCTGAATCTTGGGGAGTCGCCGTTCTTTGCAAACTACGGGATACCCCAACAGCAAACGATCATGACCCAGGTCTTTCCCAATTTCTATGTCATGAGAACCCAGGGGCAATTCATCAACTACTTTGCTGCTCTTCGGATCATCGCGGTTCCGGGCCCGGCTCCGGTTTACACGATCAAGGCCACGACGCATAGCGGAGCGAGCATCATGGAAAATGTCCTAGCGGAGTATCCCTCGTGAGTCTGCCCGTCATCTTTACCGCCACTGGACCCGTCACGACTTCGCCGGACGTTCTGCGTCAAACGCTGGTCTCGGATGTGGAGAGCACGAATCCCGGTTATACCGCCAACCTTCCGGGATCTCTTATCGAGGATGTGGTCTCAACCGATGTAGGGGCTCTTGTCAGTATCGACCAGGCCCGCGTCGATGCGATCAACAACGTCTCGCCTTATGGGGCGAATCCTTCTGTCCTGGCGCAGCTTGGATATCAATTCGGCATCCCACAAGGACAACCCACGAACACCAGCGCCCTAGTCGTCTTTACCGGAACCGCAGCTTATGTGGTGGCTCAAGGAACGCTTGTAGGAGATGGGACCTATATCTATGCCCTTCAGCAAGCGACGGTCATAGGGTCTTCGGGAACTTCTAGTCCTGCTCTGGTTGTCGCGACAATACCGGGCTCTTGGGCCGTGCCACCAGGCAGCATAGATATTATTCAGACTTCTGTTCCGACTGGTTACAGTCTTTCGGTCACGAATCCGAACTACGGAATCCCAGGAGGCCCGGCAGAGTCCGTCCAGAGTTACAGAAGCCGTGTGTTGACGGCAGGACAAGCGACGGCTCAAGGATTTGGAGCTTTTATCTCGACTTTGTTGATGGCCTTGCCGGGTGTCGATTCCCGCCTTGTGAATGTCCTTCAGGTCTCCGCAGGATGGGAGATTATCTGTGGGGGTGGCGATCCGACCGAAGTTGCCGGGGCGATCTATACCGGGACCCTGGATCTCTCGACATTGAACGGATCGCAGACCGCAAGCCGGAACGTCAATGTTTCGATCATCGAGCCACCCAATAGCTACAACATCGTCTATGTCGATCCCCCGGCGCAGACGGTCGATATGACCGTGACATGGAATACCGACCTACCGGGGTTTGCCGGGGCGCAGGCTGTGAACCAAACAGCTCAACCGGCCATGGTCAGTGCTATCAACACGATCATTGTAGGTCAACCGATCAACCTTTTGGCTCTGACGGCTTTGTTCCAGCAGGCTGTCGCCAACATTCTGCCGGCCATTTATCTCTCGACGCTCGACTTTGCCGTGAGCATCAATGGAACGGCAGTCAGTCCGACCGCCGGCACGAGTTTGATTCCGAGCGATCCGGAGTCCTATTTCATTCCGAACACGATCTCTGTGGTACAAGGCTGATGGAGTCCTTTGCGGATGTGCCACTGCCGGACATTATCAAGAGCTATCTGTATCTGGAGTATTCGGATGATGCCGACCTCCAGGCCTTTGTCGCGGCTTTTAACTCGATGGCGCAAGACTATCTGGATTGGTTCAACCAGTCGCCTTTAGGCCTCTATACCTCGCCTCATATCACCGGGAATCTCCTAGACTGGATCGGAAACGGGATCTATGGGATTCCGCGGCCGGTTATCGGAATCGGTACATCACGGAGCAGCGGTGAACTGAACTCCGTCTGGATCAATGAACTCGGCATGAACGCGGAACGAACGATCAGTAGCGGAACCGCGGCTCTAGGGACGGATGATATTTATAAGCGCGTCTTGACCTGGATACTCTATCGAGGGGATGGCAAACAACCCACGGTCAGTTGGCTCAGGCGACGGGTGGCTCGGTTTCTGTATGGTGTGAATGGCACCGATATTCCCTTGACACTTCTGACTTACGTCAAGGAGTTTTCAGGGGCCGGATACCTCGGAGCGCCCTTTAACGCTCTGCCGTTTAATGCCGTCTTGGAGTCCTTCACCACGATCCCGGTCTATGTGGACTTCACGCAAAACATCTCGCTCGATTTCGGCCAGAAAGTGACGTTGAGAGCAGGTTATGGGACGGCAGTCTTTAACACCTTGGCCTATAACTTTTTCTCCAAGCTTGTGACCTACAAGCCGCACCACGTCAATATCACGATCCCGACAAGCCCTATTGCTCAAGCCTTTTCGAGCCTCTTGCAAGAAGGCTTTTTGCCCTTTCCCTTTCAGATGACGGTCCAGGTGACCCTATGAGTTTCATCTTCACGAACAATCTGAGAACGACGCTTGCGGTAGCCGCGAGCAGCTCGACCACGTCCTTGACGCTCTCAAGCTCGGCTCATCTTCCGGTCTTGGGAAACGGGCAAATGATGCCCCTGACCTTGAACGACGCGGCCACTGAGACCATCTTCGAGATCGTCTATGTGACGGCTATATCAGGAGCAGTCTTGACAGTCTTGCGGGGCCAGGAAGGGACAACGCCTGTCGCGTGGAACGTCAATGACAAGGCCTACTCCACCATGACCGCTGGAACGGTGGCTATTGCCACGCCTTCCGGGGCGATCATGTTCTATGCCGGAAAACAGTCGATAGTCGGATGGCTCCTGTGTGATGGATCGGCGGTCTCCCGGCAGACCTATGCCTCCTTGTTCTCGGTAATCGGGACGTTGTGGGGCATCGGTGACGGGTCCACGACATTTAACCTGCCAGATGGTCAACGCTGCGTCCTGATGGGTTCCGGTGGTACGCAGATTTTTGGTCCAGCGACGACGGTCGGGAGTTCGGGGGGGTCGGAAAGTGTCGTTCAGACCATCGCGCAGATGCCCAATCATTCGCATGGGGTGGCTGATCCTGGGCATTTTCATACGACTCTGGGATTTTATAACGAAATCCTCGGTGGTGGGAGCAACGGGACTGTCGGAAATAGCCCATTAGACGGTAGTGCTTACCAGCCCAATACCTCCACCAACACCACCGGCATCAGCATCGACACCACAGGCGGCGGTCAGGGTATGTCTGTGATGCAGCCCGCCCTCGTCATGCAAATGTTCATTAAAATCTGAGGCCATCTATGGAAATTGTCGCCGTCAATAACTTCAATACCTCGCTTGCCGCCACGGCCTCATCTACGACGACGAGCCTGACGCTGGCAAATGCCGCAGGACTCCCGACGCTCGACACCGATCAGATGATGCCGTTGACCCTGAACGATGCCGCGACCGGCACCATCTTCGAGATCGTCTATGTCACAGCGATCTCAGGGGCTGTTTTGACGGTTCTCCGTGGGCAAGAAGGGACGACGGCGGTTTCGTGGAATATCGGGGATAAGGCGTATTGTGGACCCACGGCAGGGACGGTCGCCATGCTCAATGGCTTGGTATCTCCTACAGCCTCCGCGACCTTGGGGAAGGGCAATATCCTGACCGTCCTTCCGGGAACCTTGTCAGCCGCCATAACCTTGACCCTTCCGGATAACGTCCCTCCCGGCGCGGACTATCGGATGTTCGGCGGCAATTACCATGTCACCTATTCGACAGGATATGAAGTCCCGGCCGCTCCGGTTCTTTCCAGCGTGTCCGGTGGGACTCTTGCGGCTACGACGTACTATGCCGCCTGGACGATGGTGGCGAACGGCATAGAGACTTTACCCTCGCCCCAAGCGTCTCTGGCGGTAGCAGCCGACTTTCTCTTAACGGCTCAGGCTCCGGCCACGGCTCCGTTCGCGGATGCCTATTTTAACCTCTACGTCGGGACGAGTGCCACGACTCTCACCTTGCAGGTCTCCGATGTGGTTCCTGGCGGTCTCTGGACGGAACCGACAGCGGGACTTGTTTCGGGTGTCGCCCCTCCTACGACGCAGAATGGCTACATGCTTCTGGAGGATGGGGGCTCTGTTTTGTCGGTTGTGCTATCCAACGAACAAAATATGCAGGCCACCTGGAATGGCCTGAACTGGAATACGCGATTCGTTCGGGCGGGTTCTTCCTCGGCTGTAGATACGAGTACGACCGTCAATTCCCTGGTGCTCGATGCTTATCCGCCCATAGTCTCGTGGGTCAACCAACAACGTCTGCGTTTCCAGGCCAAGAACACCAACACCGCCGCTGTCACAGCCCTGGTAAACGGTCTCGCTGGCGTCGACGTGTACAGCCCCGCCGGCGCCCTCGCAGGGGGTGAGATCGTCGCCGATGGCCTCTATGACGTGATCTACGAGGCCAGCATCCCGGCGCTGGTGATCGTCGGCCAGACAGCGGGGATCGTGACGACGCCGAATGCGCCGTTGCTAACGGGAAATGCCCAAGCTGTCATCATCGGAACGAGGGCCTCCAATAACCCAACGCTGTCTGGAACGGCGGTTGGTTACGGGGCCACGGGCACGGGGCCCGGCTATGTGGCGATCGGCAACAGTACCAATGCGGGAGCCGGAAACTACGGAGTAGCCATCGGCCACATCGCCGTTGCGGGGGGCGCTGGGGGAGTAGCAGTCGGCAACCAGGCCGGATCGGCAAAAGGCGGAGATGATAATACTTCGGTAGGAGACGCGGCGGGTTTCGGCATAGGGACGGGCGGTTATAACACCTGTCTTGGTGCATCCACTTATTTTAATGGTCCCTCCGGGCTCTCGTATGTCACCGCACTCGGCTACAACGCCACGCCCACGGCTGGCAATCAGACGGTCATAGGGTCGAGTGGGAACAATAAGTACAACCTGGTCTACGGCGGAGCGTTCCAGACCTACAACCTGCCGAACAACCTCACGACCGTCGGGGCCTTCACCCTCACGAGTCCCTATGACCAGCCTGATGTGATCGTGACCGCCACGCAGACGGCGGCCTTTACCGTGACGACAGACACCGCCGCGAACCTCTTTGCGGCGGCCGGGAGTCCTCCCGCCGACTTCGGGTACAAGTTTCGCATCGTGAACAACGATCAGTCCACGACCGGCTATGCCATGACGATCGCGGCTGGGACGGGCGTGACGATCAGTGGACCGCCGAACCCCGCTATTCCGCAGGGAGGGGTTGCAGACTATGTGTTGACGTTCACCAGCTCCACGGCGGCCACTTTGACACGAGTCGGGACTACGGCTGGCACGAATCAGTACATGCCTTCGGGTGCTCCGAACGCCGCTAGCAATAGTCAGACCTTGGCCGGTACGACAGCGGGCTCTATCGACTCATCGATGCCGGACCAGGGAGTCGCTAAGAAGTTCGTAGCGGTTGCCATTGGCTACGAGAACGACACCACGACAAACCAGACGATCACCTTCCCGGTGGCCTTTGTGAACACGCCGGCGGTGACTACGAACACCACAGGCCTTACAGTGACAGCCACAACAACCACGCTGACGATCACGGCCCCGGATGTGACAACCACCTATTCCGGTGTCTTGGTAGTGGAGGGGATTTAATGGGTAAGTTCACGCGCTGGCTGATCGGGGATGCGGTCGCCTTGGATGAAGCAGGGAACGCCCT